GCAACTCTGGGCTATCAATCTCATATATTTTCTTATGGTAACATCTATCAGTTACCTTTCTTTCAAAAACAGAGCATTACGCTCTAAAACACTTTTTTATTTTTTTTTATTTTTCATTCTCAATTCCATATGTCATTTTTGGACATTTATAAATGTCCAATTTTGAAAAATCGAAAAATGAATTTGCAAAAAAAATAAAATTTTTTATAGGCATTATTGTGTTCCTACACAATTGTAGGGCATTCATCTTTAACGCCTGGATACCACATAACTGGCTTAACAGGCGGGGGGTCGACTGTATCACGGCTCGTATCCCGCACATAATAATATATAGCTATTGACTGCCTCGCCATACCTTCTGGGATCTTCAATGTGCTGGGGTGACCATGAATATTTCCAGGTGTTTCAAATATCACACACCTATTCAAAATTGGCTGAATTTTCTTTGTTATTTTTCCAGATGTCTTGTCATACAGGCACAATTCACCGTTAAATTCGCTACACCAACATCCGTTCATATAAAGTAGTAAATTCAGTTCTCTCTTTAGAAACCCATGTTCGCTACTGTGATATCCTTCAAAATCTCTATGCATGCACAGAGAACCACCATTGAGAACTTTATGAACGCCCGCACCATCCAACCCCAAAACTCCTCTAACGATGTTCTTGGTTCCTGTCGCATCCTCCACTTTACCGATAAATTCATCGCTATTAAGTTCCGCGAACAGTCCGGACAGGTTCTCTCCAAAGTTTTTATTGAATGCGTATTTGTTTTTCTCGAATTCCGAACAACCGAAGTAGTAAGATTTGTCTATTGTCAATTCGTCCAGCTCCTCAAGAAGTTTGGAGAGTTCATTGTCTTTTATAAAATTATCCACTACTACATGCTTAAATGGATTGGACACGAATCCGAAATCCGTTTTACATTTGTCGACAAACCTCATGTATAATGAAGTGTAACTCATGCCTTTATGCTATTTTGGCTGACTTAAAGTTTATTTTCGCTATATCTGGTGCAATGATGCATGTAGGCGATATAACGGATGGCGTGTTTCGTAAATAACGCCCATAGTGGGGATAGGTAAGGAATGCAATTTTTATATTCAGATACACTATAACGATGTTAGTGGACAGCAAACAGCGAATAAACGGCTCACTTATATTTTTGTTGGAGTTCTACAAAATTCTAATGGGAACATTCCTGACGATATTCGTGCCGCATTCATGTGGCGCCAAAACATGTACGATTACCGAGAACATCAACAATGGAAACCCGTATCATCGTTCAGTCCTGATTGTAAATGCCGTAAGCTTTGGTGTATTTCTCATGATGTATTATAGTGAGGTAAAACGCGAAAACTGGTGCATTTCCTACCTTGATATAGACCCAAAGAAACCCATAGAACATTTAGATGTCGAGATCGAGGGTTATCCGAAGATCAAGAAAAGAATGTCAAAGCTCAACACCCAATACAAGAACCTAACGATTATGTGCGCTGGAGTTCAGGTAGCCAACATAAGCGTATCCGCTCTCGATGTCGTTAAGTTTGGTGCGGGATCGGCGTCTTATCTTACCATGGTCAGCTACATAGTTCTCATCGCAACAAAACTAATTGGCTCATATAGCACTGCTTCAACCTCTCTAACTAAGGAGCGTGCGTACAGCGCATACCTTAGCGGCCCGAAAACCTACAATGTCATAGATATGGACCACAAAGATGACAATGTTGCGACCATAATGGAGTTGGCCGACCTGTCAACTGGTGATGAAGTAAGAACAAGCGATGACAATAAGGATGACACCAGCAATATTAAAATCATTCTGGACTAACCTAAATAAATATAGTCCGCTATAGTAGTATAATGGAGTCCGAACTTGATATCGAGCAGCTTATGAAAGCTCTTGACAATGAAGAAAACGAAGGAATTCTTAAGTTGAGTAATGCAAAAATGGCACGCATAAAGAACGACATGCTTCAGAAGTTGGGACTGGAAAGAACCGAACTCAAAAAACTACACAAAAAACTGAAGGACTACCGGTATGTCGACGAGATGCCAGACGTCCAGTTCGGAAGCTATATACGGTGGATTTCTCTAAAGAATCCAAGCTCGATCAAGTTGACGAATGGAGGAATAATATGCGACATCCAAGTGAAAAATAATGGAATCCATATTGTATGCAGGAACAATATGCATCGTTTCTTTCAACTTCTCATGTCTGAAAATCTGATATTTCAGAAGCTGACAGAACAGGAAAACGTTCTTCTGTCAGTGATGGATTATCTCAACGAGTAGATGGTCTCCGCTTCCGTGTCCGTCTGCGTTTCCGCATTTTCCTCTTTCCTGGTGTCTCCAATTTGAACTTAGTCAGACTTTTGGCAGTTCCTTTCATCGGCGTGAAACGAGCCTTCGGCTTGCATTTGAATCCGTGACTTCTTAAGCCCTTCTTGAGCAAAATACTGCTCTTACATATTGCTATAGCCCTCGATTCTGGCTCATCTTTGTTGTCGACTCTTTTGATACAGCGGCACAGTTTGTTCGCTAAAAGGTCTTCCGCTTTACGTTTTGCGTCCTTTTTTCGCATTCCTTGCGCATCTATATCATAATATTTAAGAATGGTGATGTAGTCGCTGTTTTTCAACCGCATTTACTATGATATATATATCTGAGGTTTTTTTTGTTGTCCAAAGGTGCAACAATCAGTATGGCTCTGTAGTCCTACTTATACGAACTATTAACCCAGTCGTCCCGCTATATCCTTGAAAATAAATTCTCTCTAGATAATATGCCAAAAGCTACAGGCGTTCAAAAAATTGTGGTGTTCGATCTTGACGAGACATTAGGTTGCTTTATAGAGTTGGGTATATTCTGGGATTCGTTGCAGAAATTTCACAACAGAAGCTTACCAGATGAAGAATTCTTCGAAGTAATGAATATTTTCCCAGAATTCCTCAGACCGAACATTCTCAATATCCTAAATTATCTTATGGATAAAAAGAAAAAGAAGTCCTGCCGCAAAATTATGATATACACGAATAACCAGGGTCCAAAGAGCTGGGCTAGAAAGATAAGTTCGTATTTCGACAACAGGGTCGGGGCAAAGATATTCGATCAGATAATCGCCGCCTTCAAGGTGAGGGGGGAAATCGTTGAGGTATCAAGAACCCGCCAAGACAAGAGTGTAGAAGACCTCATTAGGTGCACACATATACCAGGAAACACAGAAATATGCTTCCTTGATGACCAGTATCACCCTCTCATGGAACACGACAACGTCTACTACATAAATATCAAACCCTATTCATTCAGCATGCCTTTTGACGAGATGGCTGACAGATATCATCAGAAAAAGGGCTTGTCCGTAAGCAACGAGGAATTCGTTAGAACTATGGTCTCATATATGGAGAAGTATAATTATCCTATTGTCAAGAAAAGCTTGGTCGAGTCTGAGGTCGATGATATCGTGAGCAAAAAAATCATTACACACCTTGAGGACTTTTTTAATCGAACGAAGAAGAACACCACGCGAAGAAAGACGATCGCGTCAAAATATGGCACCCGGCGAAAACGCTAGCCACAATCTATCCGGTACTCAGGACTATACCATTCCCATTTGCGTCCTTCGCTATTCCACGAACTTGTGAATTTAACGAACAGATTATCACCAATGCACGCCTTAGCGTAGTATCTCAACGCTTCAGATGTAGGACCCTGAGTTGACGTCGTTGTTATCTGTTTGTTTGTTCTGCTCTTTATGTTAATGCTTCCGTCGTGCTTGTATTTTCCGAATAGGTCCCACTCACATGAGTTGTTGCAGTCGCAGTTGAGGAACCACTGCTCTAATACAGGGTCCGTCATCTTGACACTGTAGTAGTTCGGGTTCCACACGTCAAGAGTCTTCTCCGCTGACACTGTGCCATTCGTGAAGTATATATCGCTTGACGTGATTAATGGTGCAAGAGACTTGGGTATTAAGAACATACCTGAACATATAAGAATGACAAAAATCAAGAATAAACACCTATAAAGTCTGCAGCACCTCCTGGCTGCGACACGTTGTCGAACATGCCGATGTCTGGGGCCAGATGGCACTGCTGTCGTTACTGCCATAACGACGGGCACTGGGTACGCTTTGCATTTATCAACTACGACTTCTAATAAAGGCTCTTTTGCTGACATTTATATAATATGCTTTTATTTATTTACATCATTTGAATCAATAAAAGCTTTGTGTTACAGTTCTACCTTAGAACGCAGAAACATTATTCGCGGATGAATCCACTTAGGCTTTTGTCGCCAACAGTGCTTACAGAAAGGAATCTCATATCCAGTAAGCTTCGATAAGACAATATTATATCTACCAACTCTGAGGTCAGTGTAGGCTATGATATCAGTATGGGTCGATGTTAATGATCCGCACCCGAAACAAGGGAACATCCAGCCGTTTCTAGGAAGTCTGCTGGAATCTTCGAAAAAATATCTTGTATCGATTTTCGGGCATTTGTTGGGAATGCGTGATCTTATCAGATGCATTCGTAGTTATATATGGAGGGTATTTAAATCAGAGACGGTAAGCCCTCTTGATGTCGTGCTGAATGAATACCCAGCGTGCGTTGTACATGTATCTCGTTTAATGTTTAAGCGAAAATTAAATGAATCGCAGTATATTAAGAATGAAGGATGTCGAATACGCAGTTAATCCTGGGTCGGGATATTGATGTTCAAGACACTATTCAAGTAGCTTTCTGCGACATTCGTCGCTGCGGTGGTAAACAGCAAGAATATACCTGCGGAGAACGCTATGCGTCTGTTAAACTCTATATCTGACGCTTTGTTAGATGTCTTGACAAAAGGATTGAAGCGCAATAGCAATATCGCGCAGACGTAATACTTGAGAAGTGTCCTTAAGGTCGAGAGATACACGGGGTCTATGAACGAAACACCCGTGAGCGTTACGGCGAAAAGTATATAAGACAGGAACATCCCGTAAATAAAGATGTCGTGGTGCCATGATGATTTTGCTAATGATGACAACATATCTATATAATATGTCGTCATAAATTATTACTCGTTTTTTTTCTTTACGGGAGTATTGTTTATTTCCGAATAGATCGACAGAGTACGGGCGCTGGAATCGGTGGCATCGACGAAACGCGGCATCCAGAAATATGGAACGATGCCAGCCGTCCCAGGGTAAGTCTTCTCATATATCTCCCTGTAGTATGCCTGCTCTTTGGTTACTGGAGGGTTTATGTCATAGATCTTCGCAGAACCGTTGTTTTCGTCAGTCCATGTTTCGTCCAACTTGTCGCTGATGATTTCGAACCACGATTTGTCCTCCCCACTCACTCCGTCACTGAACGCTTCTTTGGTTCTCCATAAGATGTTCGGAGGGAGCAAGTCTGGTTCTACCAGCGAAAACGATTTACGCAGGAGGTGCTTTTCGGCATGTCTCCTCCCGCCAGGCTCGGAATCTGTAGAGGGTGCATAACGTGACACGGGGTTTCGTATGGATAGAGGAAGCTCCATATAATACTGGACCCACATCCTGTCAAGAAACGGTGTGCGTGGTTCGAGTCCATGCGACGATATGCATTTGTCCGACCTGAGTACATCGAACGCATGTATGTCCTTGAGAAGCCTTCGGCATTCCTTATCGAATTCGAAGTCGTCAGGTGCCTCCAAGAAGTACAAGTAGCCACCCGTGAGCTCGTCACTGCCGTCTCCATTGAATATCACCTTCGCGTTGCTGTGCTCAGCAATGTACTTCCCAATCAGATAATTCCCAACACTCGCCCTAACAGTAGTTGTGTCATAACTCTCGATGGTTTTTATGACATCGGGAATAGCGTCGAAGAAGTCGTCAGCCGTCAATTCGACCTGGGTGTGCTTCGTACCCAGATGTTCTGCGACGCATTTAGCGTTTACTAGGTCTTTGGAACCCGCCATCCCTATGCTGTATGTCTCAAGCACACCGTCATAGTATTTGCTCACGAGTGCAGTGATCAGGCTACTATCGAGACCGCCCGAGAGGAGGCAGGCGACCGGTCTATCGCTCGTCCCGCGCACCCGCTTCCTAACAGCATTGTTCAGGTGACTGCATATGGACGTATGCACTTTCCAGAGTCCAGTGTCGGACGGGTGTGCGAACAACATAGACGTGTTTCCCCAAAGTTGCGTATATTTTGTCTCTGGTTGTGTGAGTTCCCAGTATTTATCTGTTCTGGACCCGATTTCCCTTGTAAATGAAGAGTATGTTCCAGGAGCTACATGCTCTATTTTATTGTTGTATTCTGTTAGTCCGTGCAGAACCTTCATCTCGGACGCAAGTGCTATTACAGGCACAGCGGCTGACTTGCAATGCAACATGTATAGGGGACGCACACCGTGCGGGTCACGTGCGATGTGGATGACCTTCTGTGACTCACGTGCGTCATATAGAACGAATCCAAAAACGCCATCGAGCAAGTTAAGCGTGTACTCTATGCCATGTTTCCTGTACAGGTGTATGATTATCTCACAATCGGAGTTCGTCAGCGGCTTCGTTTCGGCGATTTCGTACAGTTCCTTGTAGTTGTATATTTCACCATTGCAAATGAGTGTGACTCCACCAATGGTCATGGGTTGACCTGATTCAGTGTCCATGCCGTTAATTGCAAGGCGATGAAATCCCAATTCTAAGAGGTTTCCTATATTTGTGTACGTCGATACCTCTGGTCCTCTTCTGCAGCCCTTTTTAAAATTGTTACTGATGGTCCCAGTGTCAATGAGCCCAACATTGTTCAGCAGGGCGAAGATTCCACACATATATACTTATTCTATACTTTAAAATAGACTTTAGGTAATTATATTAATATATTGTCTTGGCATACTATAAGATGAGTCAACTATATGGTGTCGTTAATGGAGTGTATTATTGTGGAATGGAGAGAACGGAACAGTTAAGTCAGAGAATGGCTGAACGGAACATTCCTTCGGCCACACTTCAACCTCAGTTCAGTATTCGCCCGGTGTCAACGAAATATGAGATGATGCCAATATTTGACCGCAGACCAAAGGCGAAGGTCCCAATAAAGCGCGAACCAACATACAGCGTCGGAACAACATTTAATCCTGGATCAGCGCAGGCACCTTGGAGCGGATTTGCTTCCAACATAAACAGAGAGTCGCAGTTGAGAAACCAGTTCTTTGCATTACAACGATGCGAACAGCCAAACTACGTGCCAAGCACGACAAGCGACATGTACCAGGTCCAAGTAGCTGGCCGCCCAGAAGCACAACCATTTCCTGGGCTCTTTACGGAGCCTGACCTGGCGCCGTTCAATCCCAACGTTTGCAACCTTGGACGTAACATTTTCGATAATTGCACACGCCAACAACTAAAAAATGTTTAGATTCCCATATATTTTTAATATGGTAATCTAATGGACATTTCGTCGAGTGTGTATAGCGACAATATGACTCTTGCGTACTTGACGAATCCCTTATATCAGTCAGAATTGGCACGAAAGGTCCAAGTCAGATCCGAGGTGGACATATCGGACGTGAAGTTCTACAAGAAAAGGATAATTGCGATTACAAGAGAAATGTTTCGCAAGGAGGGTCCATCAGAAGACCTGAAGAGGATACACAGTGAATATGTGACAAGCGTTATCAAGCATTTCAAGATGACCGATAAGAAAGACATACTCCAAGACGAGTACGGAGGTCAGTCTGGCGACCCGCTACCTGAACCTCCTGGCGAATTCGAAATGGCTGAAGCCAATGCATCATTCATGCGAACTCCAAAAAACACAAACACGTTGGACAACTTCGTCGTGTCGCAACCCAGAGTCAAAGAGACTAAGACCTATCCTGGGAAGAAAACCATCGACCTGAAGGAGCCAGCACTTAAGACGAAGGGAATAAAAAAGAAAAAGAAAAATGTGAATAAATAGTAATGGTATCAGCTACACGAAGGCGAACAAGGAAGAAAGCGGGTTCTAAGAAGAGGGTGAAGACTATGAAGCGTGCAAAATGCAGTGCTGCGACCGGGGACGGTAATGGTAAAGCTTACAGTTGTTACAGTGACGAAGCTTTGTTCAAAATGAAATCTCTTTGGAATTCCCGCCATCCAGATGCCATTATTGACAGCAACAACCCAAGGCAGATATGGGCCGCACTGAAAGACAGTATGAAGGATGTGTGCGACATAGAGACATGCTGGCTTAGGCAAAAGTTCATGTCCCACAAGCTCGATAAGGAGCTTGTGTCCTATACCTTCGCACCAAATGCTCCAAGTTCCTGGAAGCATAACCCAACCGAGTGGCTCACGAGTGTCGACATAGAGAGAGTGATGAAGCAGTTCGAAAACAAGTATAGATGTTTCGACTTCATA